GCCTGCGCATTGGCTTGGGCTGCTTTCGCTTCTGCTACTCGCTGGGCCTCGGATGCGCGGGTGGTGGCTTCCTGCACCTGCTGGTTGCGGCGGGTTTCACTTGCGGCCCATGCCTGCTGGGCTTCCGGGGGAAGCTGCGCAAAGACCTCTTTTTCCTCCGCATTGAGGCTGACAGGCGGAGGGATGGCCGGTTCATCCGGTTCCTCGCCTTCGTCATCCTCGCCCTCGACTTCGTCCCCATCGTCAGCTTCGTAATCGTCGCTGTCTTCAGGTTCTTCGCCGGTAGGTTCTTCTTCGTCCTCGAACGGGTTTCCGTCCGCGAACAATTCCTGTTCAAACGCCGCCGCCTTCTCTGCCATGCTGACAGGAACGCTCGCGGCTTCCGAACCAAAGCTCGAATGGGCCATGAGTTTTATTCCTTGGTTAACGTCTCACGACGTGGTGGTTTGCCCACTAGGGGCGGCTTAAACGCTCTTGCGCGGCATTCCCGCGTCAACGTGTCCGGCTTGCTTGGCTGCAATCTTGCCGTTCTGCACAACGCCGCGCACCTTCTGCTCCAAACGGCGCAGGTTGCGGTCAGCGGTTGCCCAGTAGTAAATCTTGTCGGTGTCGCGCGGATCGAGTTCAGCCGCCGCCTCAAACGCCTCACGCCGCAGCGCCGCGATCATGTCGGCAAGCCCGCCTTCCTCGTGATAGAACGCTTCCCAACGCTGGCCGCGTGCCACCGCATCAGGCGATGCAAACCGGCGCGCTTCGTCAAGCGGCACAATGTCGAAACGGTCGCACAGCCACAGGACAAGCTTCACCGCCAGATTACGCATCCAGCCTGCCCCCGGCGCGATTGTCAGCCATATCAACCTTCAGACGCGCCTCAATGCTCGCCTTCATCACAGCAAGCCGCGCTTCGGTCTCGGCCTTAAACTGCGCCAAGTCCAACTGCCCGCTGATCTTGGCCGCTTCCAATTCCATGCGGCGCTCCATCTCAAACACCCGCATCTCGGCATCAAACTGCGCCTGCTCGCGCTTCAGGGCCATTTCCTGCTCGACCTTGACCATCTCAGGATCTTGCTCCGGGCCTTCCTGCGCCTGCTTTTCCGCCATCTGCTCGGGGTTGAACATGAAGTCGTCACCCTGACCGATGCCAGTGTCCCGCGCTACGCCATCCATCCACTTGAAGGCGTGCTCAGGGCCAGCCAAGCCTTGCTCGATTGCCAGCGTCATCGGCTGATACAGCGCCATCCGTGCTTGAATGCGCTTTTCCTTGCTGCCCGTCCCCAAGCCGACACGCGGGCGAATGTGCATCTTATCCGGCCATTGCGACGGGTCAATCTGCCGCGCCTCCCCGTCAACGCGGATGGTGAAGGGTTCCGACGCATCGCGCATCATGCGGTAAATCTTCATGCACAGACGACCGAACGCCTCGGCCATCTGGCGCGCAACGGCTTCCTCGATCTGCTGGCCCGCAGCCTGCATCATCGCGGTGCCCATTGCGGTCTTGTTGATCGCGTCCGCGTCCAAGCCTTGGTTCATAGCCGTGATGCCAGTGCGCTTTTCGCCTTCGCCGGTTGCCCATTCCAGCACGCTAAGCGATTGGCCTACGTTGAAGCTGTTCTGCAACGCCTGCACAGCCGATGCATCCCGCACGCGAATGGGCGCGCCGGGGATCGGGCTAAGAATGTCGTCCAGCGTTTCGTCGGTGCTGCCGTTCTCACTCACCACAAGGCGCGGCAAGTTGCTAAATGCCATGCCGTCAATCATCTGGCGCGCAATCATGGTGCGCAGGTATTGAATGTCCATGACCTTATCAGCCAAGGAATAGCCCACCATCGCGTGCGGACGCGGGAAGGGGCAGAACACGGCAAACGGCTGATCGTCCACCGTCTCGACCGCCATCTCGCCTTCTTCAAACGCCGGCTCGCCGCGCTGGTCAACCGCCTGCTCGCCGGTTTCCTCGTCAATGACCGGCTCGCCCTGCCAGCGCAGGATTTCATTCTCGACGCGGAACACCTTGACGCGCTCGGCAATCCCGTCCCCGTCAACGTCAATGCGTGCGTATTCCTCGCACAGCTCGACCAGTTCAACGGCGGGGCTGGTCTCTTCATCGTTGAAGTAGTCCAGCTTGTCGCTTTCGTAATACTCCAGGTCGCTGTCGTTATAACGGGGCAGATTGTAAACCTGCGCACGGTCAAAGCCCATCTCGACCAACTCGCCGCGTGTGATCGGGCAAACATGGGCGATGTAACCCGCCGTGTCCTCATGCTTGGCGCGCGGGCTAAAGCGAAACTCACGCAAAGGCACAGCCTGCCCGGTGTAACAGGTCTCGATATAGACGCGCCTCAGCTTGGCCGTAACTGTGCCGTCCTCGTTCTGGGTGACATCCTCCACCTCCATACCCTCTGGAAGCATCCCAAGGGCTTCTAGCGGGCCGGTAAACGTCTCACGGCTCACGCGCTCGCGCTCTTCGGCAACCGCCTTCATGATACCCAGCTTGCGCAATGATCCATCGTTCAACGTGTCATACAGAACGCGGTAGCCATCCTGCTTGCGCATGAAGTAGTAATCGACCGCAGCCGTTGCATCCTCGGCGGCTTGTTCGTCGCCTTCGTCCTCGGCCTCGAACTCCACCACACGGTCGCCGCTAGTGAATGTGCGCAGAACCGATTGCACCATGTAATCCACGGCGGTCTGAACATCGGGCAGCACGATTTGCGAGCGGCCATCCACTTCGGTGCCAAGCGGGCCGCCCTCGTATGCGACAAACGCGAGGCGCTGCAATTCCTCAAGCTGTTCGTAATAGCTATCGGCAGCGTCGTATTCACGCTTGAGGATCGCGGCCAACTGTTCGGGCGTGTCAATCATGCAATCGCCCTCTTGAGATTGGAAAGGTCTAGTTTGCGAACCGCGCGGGGCTCGTTGTAATCAATCGCCGCCAGCCCGAATGCGTCCGCGCTATGGCTTGCCCAATCGTGGTTGGGCCCGACGCCGTAACCGCCTTCGTTCTTCTTTTCGTGATACCAACCCAGCGCCTTCAGCCCCTTGGCGCACTTGGTTTCGTCAAACCAAAAGCGGTTGAATATCGACCGCGCCGCCTCAATGCGCTTCATCGCAGCGCCCTTGCCTTGATTAGGCACCGTGCGGCACTGGAAGTCCGCGTTGCGTATGTGATCCTCAAACCGCACCGCTGTTAGCGCGTCCATCTTCGCGCCGTCATGCGGCAACACCTGCTCGGCATCGCCGTAGCCATTGGATCGCAGCCAATTCAAGTGCGCGCTCAAGTCCTGCCCGCTCGCCTCGTAATGGTCGATGAAGCGCACCTGGTCGCCCTTTTGCTGGGCAATCCAAATGGCCGTCGCGTCCCTTACGCCAATGTCCCAATAGGCGCGCTTGGAAAGCAGCTTGTCTTCCGTTAGCGTCCCGATGCGGCCTTGCTCACGTGCCTCTGCTAGTGCGCGAGCGAAATAGGCACTTTCAACCGCCGTGACATATCCGCCTTCCCAGATGTGGTCGTATTGCTCAGGCTGCATCCGAATGCAGTCCAACCGCTCTTGTTCAAGCTCCTCGGGAAACCAAGGATTGTCCGACCAGTTGGCGCGCACGACAATCGAACCGCTCGGCACTTCCGGGCCGCGTAGCATCTGGTCAACCGCATCGCTGTCAAAGCGCGGGTTCCAGCTAAACCACAGTTCCGAACCCGGCTTGCGGATCGTCGGGCGCAACAGGTTTAGACTGCGCTGCGATACCGTCTGGGCTTCCTCCACCCATGCCACATCAAAGCCCTCGTAGGACTTGATACTTTCGCTTGTGTGATCCTGCAAACCAGCGAAGGCAATCAAGCCGCCGCCGGGTGTTTTGATCTCAGCCGATTGCACATCAAACAAGCTGCCGAGGTTGTATTCTTCAATCTTGCTCTCGATTAGCCGCTTGGCAGATTCCTTCAGCGACTTTTGAATTTCACGGCAGGCCAGCACGCGCAAGCCCGGTTCACTCATGCACCGGATGATTAGCGCGTCGGCATAAAACTGTGACTTGCCC